AGCTTGCCGCCAGCGTTGTCGCTCAAACGCCGTTCTCGGGGAGAAAAATCCGATTACATTGTCTAGCCAACTCATCTCATCACCGCCCATCAAAGACTGCCACAAATGTATTATCCAAAAGCCCCGGCGTACCCTCTTGGGCCACCTGCGCCTCCAACTCCGCTTTCAGTTTCCGCAGCGCATTCACATCCGCCCGTGTCACCGTCCGAGACCCCAGCTTCACAACCTGCCCGCCAATCAAAACCTGCACAATGGCCTGATTGACCGCCTCCAACATACTCTTCGGCGTCTGCCCAAGTCCCGCTAAAATGTTATCTTCCATCGGCAACCTCCAAAAGCTCCGGGTTATCGTGGATGTTCCCGATGATTGTTGCATCGCTTGCCAAATAGTCACACAGCGATTCAATTTTCATGCCGAGGTTTGAATCGCTAAACGGACTACACCGAACACCCCACCCGTCGCATTGCCACTCGACCACGCCACGAATGTCACCATCGTCAAGTATGTCGCCCTCGAAGATTAGGCTGCCGATATATGCCTCACCCTGTATCCCGGTGCATTGCCCGATTGTGGCAATGTCAACTGCATACCATGTCGAAACGTATGTATCCTCAGTTGGAATGTGCGCTATCATCGCAGCAAAATCTTTTTGCTCGCCGTTTATTTTTGGTCTTACCCCCCAAATATGACCTTGCACCCACTCGCCATCATCAATGTTTTTCCCACGAAATAAATACCGCTCATTCATTTTGCTTTTCCTCCCATATTTTGGTTCGGTACACATTGTGGCCCGAACCTCCAACGGCTAGCTAGTTCCTGCCCAACCACTTCTCATTAGCCTGTATCCACCCATCCTGCCCGCCCGCAGGCATCTCTGTCTCCGCCCGCTCCGGCTCTTTCTCTGCCTCGGTCTGCAAATAGCGGTAGCGGATACCCTTAATATCAGCGGCGCACATGGCATAGACCTCTGCGTCCAAATAGTGATTGTCCGCATGGCTCTGTTTCGGCACCCACTTGGTCGTCTCCCGCCCGTTGGCCGAGCGTTCGATGACCTCATGCTCCGCCGTCACCTGATTGGCGTAGTCCATATCCGTGTCCCGGTGAACCATCCAAGACCCTTTGCCATTCTTCCGCCGCATCCGCCCTGCAATCATCTTCTTATACTGGCCGCCGTCCACCAACACCAGCGTCATTCCGTATGCCCGTGCCCCGGGCTTGTTGACTGTGCTTAGTTTAAAGGCACTCTCTCGTGCGGCCGTACCCTTACAAGGCAAGGCCCACTCGGAGTTTTGCAGGCAAAAGTCGTACACCATATCCGTCTGGTCGCCGGAGTCAACGAGAGTCAGCCCGACAATCATGGGCGTACCATCCTCCCGCAAAAACTCCGCATTCATAACCCGCTCGGCTTCGGAAAGGCTGAGAGCCTGCCCGTATGCCACGTTCTGACTGGTCATGTAATCGCCCCAAGCCCGAATCGTCCAATAGACGCTGGCCTCCTGCACATCTATCCCGCCGGTAAGGAGTACCGCCCAATCCGGCACAGTACCGGCGGATGTCTCTGTCCGCCGCTCCAGCACCAACTCTGCGTTGGTCTTGAGCTTCGTGTCCTCCCAAGGCTCTGCCAGCCACGAGTTTATAAAGTTGTGCAGCCGGTCTGGGTCGTCTTTGGAGTCCATGAACTCCTTTGCCATCTCCGTAAACCGCACAAATGGGGAATATAAAGTGTTCAGCCAAAAGGCCACCTTCTTAACCACACCGGCCGACTTCTTAACCGCCCGCCACTCTCCACGCCGGAGCATCAGGCTCTTGTCTTGGTCGGTAATCACAACGGCACAGGCTTGGCACACATAGCTCGCCATCTCTGCCCGCTCCTCATTTGAAAGGCCGCTCTCCTTACCGGGCCACTTGACCTGCACCCACTTGAGTTCGATATAAACCCCGCAATGCGGACAAGGCACAAAATAATGCCGTATCTCGTCAGCCCCCTCCATCGCTTTCCAAATATGACCGGTTCGCAATGTGGCAGAAGAAACTTTGCAGATTTTCCGATTGTGGTAAGTTTTTGTTCTCTCCCCGGCCAGACTAATTGGGTCGGCCTCCTTTTTACTAGCTCCCGGGAATTTATCCACCTCATCCAAAAATAGGTAACGGATGGGCGTAGAAGACACCCCGCTGGGACTGTTGGCCCCAACAATGGCGATGAACATGTTGTCAAATTGCAACTCGTCCTTGCCGCTGATGCGCTCAATGAAACGTTCTTTCAGTTGGGGTGAGTTTCGTATCATAGGAGTAAGCCTGTTTTTTACAGTCCGCTCCCCCAGCTGGTCAGTCGGATAAACAACCATCATCGGCCCCGGGTCTTGGGCCACCGCATAACCAATCATATTTTGTAATGCCTCGGTGCCGCCCACCTGTGTGGCCTTGCAAAATATAATCTCCTCCGTTCCGTAGTTGCTAAACTCGTCCATGATACCTACGAGATACGGTGTCACCGAGTTCCGCCAAGGCCCGGGCATAGCAGCCGAGCGTTCATCCAGCACCCGCTCCCGCTCTGCCCATTGAGAAACCGTCAAACTCTCCGGCGGCCGCAGATGCTCCAACGCCCTGAGCAAATACGCCGGTGCTACATACTTCCGCTGCCGGTACTGCCTCACCCCGAATCACCAACCCCCGCAAACCGCGCCTCGTCGAACTCGAAGCACTCAAATCGGCCAAATGGTTCTTTATATGGACAGCAATCCCTCTTTACGCAAGCCTGACAGCACATGCGATAATTGCTTTTGGAGTGAGACATACTCTTCAACGCCTGCTCCAATGCCTCCGCCTTAGCTTTTAAGCGACCGTGCTCGCGTACCATCATCTCAATACGTCCAAGATGGCACTCGGTCGAGGTAGTAACACTCTCCAGCGCACCCAGCAACGCCGTAATATCCGCCCGAGCATTAACGATAAAGGCCATATCATTTTCAAAATTGGGATTGGTTCGAAAAAGCTCACCGAAAATCGACTCGATATCATACGGGTTGTCCGTGTCTACGGCCAACATATGACCATACGTCCCGGTTGCTTCCCACGGCTCCGCTGTGGCCGCCTCACACCTCACCCGAATTGCGTTTAGCTGTTCCTGTGTTAGTATCATGTTCCTTCTCCTTCCTGCCCGCTCCATCGTGATTCTCCGGCAATGGCACAGCGGGCTTCTTTTTAGCCCGAGCTTTCCCCACTCCGGGTTTCTCACCCTCGATCGGCTCTGTGCCGTCCTTTCCATCCTGCACTTTTGCGGCTGGCTTCTTTCTGACCCGAGACGTTCCCGCCCCGGATTTTCCGCCTTTAGATTTATTCCCCACAGGCTTCCTGTCCGTCGCCCGCTCGGCCACCGACTGTCCGGCCACCGATTCCGCAGCGGAACCCGCTCCCGAACCCGCAACCGATCCGCCTACCGGCGAACCAGCCCCCAAATCGGCCGCCGACTGCCCCGCCGCAACGAAAGCGGCCAACATCCCGGCTACTTCGTCGGCAAGCTCCCGCTCCACGGCTCTCGCCGCAACGGAATCCAAATGCCCGGCCAGCTGCCCGGCAACTCGCCCCGGGATGGCTTGGGCGAACTTTTTGAACACCACGAAAAACTTGCCCAAATCCAGCTGCACCTCCTCCACGAGCAGGTACCGCCCCTCGGCCACGTCTTTTTTCATCTGATGCAGCTCGCCCTGCAGCTCCTTATAGCGAACATCCGCCCGCAGTTTCAACTCGATGAGTTCCGCCAAGCCATCTTTTTGCTCACGCCCATGCGCCTTGTCGCTCAGAAATTTGATATATGCCCGAACTGTTTTTTCGGTCGCATACCGCCCGGCTTTGCCCTCGTGGTGGTTGGTCTCAAGTACCCCGTCCTGCGTCAACTGCTGGATCCGGCGGGTCGTAAGCCCAAACAACTGCGCAATCTGCGTCGAATCGCAAAACTCCGGCAATCCAGCCACCGCCGCCACCCCCTCAAGCGTAACGAAACGCTCCAAATAAAATCATTTTCGTGCGGGAAAGTCCCGGGGTTCTCTGCCCCGCATCGGCGTTGCCGCCGAGAAGGAACCAAAAACCGCCGCCGATGCGACATCGGCACCACTAGGCGATAAACTATGTCTTAGTTAAGTTGCAAAATAGCGATGCCGCCACGGTTACGCTCCGTGACGGCACCAAAAAAGGAAGGAGAAAGGAACAATGGAGCAATAGCCCATGTCAAACTATTCCCTGTTACCATAATAACACGTTAAAAATGAAAAATCGTCCCGGATTTTTCCCAACTTAACTTTCGGTGGCACCATACAAGGCGAGTGTGAACCGGTACAAGCCTCGGTCTTTTATTCTGTACACCTCGGTCTTGCTGATATTCAGCTCTCCGCACAACTTCTCTACGTATCCCTCACATGGTTTGATAAAAAACAGTTCCAACACCCTGCGTGCATCGTCACTTAGCATCACCAAGGCACATTCAACCATTGTGACCTGCAGTTTTGTTTGCTTTAACACCCGTGCCAGTTCTCCCCGTCTGGCAATGTTGGATAATCGAGCACTCTCTTTATCTCCACCGCTCCCGGTCACTCGGATTCCATCTGTAGCCGTACTTTGCAGGCTTACAAAGTCGTCTTCCAGCATGGCTAGCTCTGCCTCTACACTTTTGACTGCCTGTCTCCGAGCCTCATAGCCCTTTAATTTTTCTATAGACTCTCGCTTCCAATCCATATACTGGCACACCTCCTACGTTTTATCTAAATGATGGGCGTTCGGCCTCGCCCGGCTTCTGTCCGAGGCAGTAGAATAAACCCCATCCTTCCTGTACAACCTTGCAAACAAATACACACCACCATTTTCGTCATTATGAAACGGTACCACCTCGGCCATAATATAATCCGGGTAAAGCTTCTCCCACGGCTGACGGTCTTCCGGGTCTTTTGCCAAGGCGGCGGCTTTGCGGCGGGAGCGGATGCGTCTGTCATTCGGCTTGGGTTGCGGATGGATTAGGTTCTTTGATGCGTTCCATCTCTTTCCAAAGATGGGCCTTTTGGTGATATATTTTGCTAACCCAACGAGGCCTGTCTTACCAAACTCTAGCCTCTTAGAGTTCGCATAACCGTACCCCCAAATCCGTTCCAGCTCATCCCTGTCTATGCCAGCGTCGTTAATGATGACATGAAGGTGATACCTTCCCGCTTTGCTCTTTTCTATGACCATTATGTATTTCAGCGGAACACCGGCCTTTTTATACCTGCGGCGCAGACGATCGAGATAGTTGTGCGCATCTCTCTTCACTTGATCATCGCTCTCCGGGTTCACTCTGTATGAGCATCCGAAACTTAAGTCATTGGGTGTGAAATTGGTATTAAGCAAACGGCCTAACTTTTCTGCGGCGTGTCGCTCATTGAGCTTCGCCTGCGTCTCCGTTGTCGGCTTTGCTTTCTTGGCTCTCTGCCCCGGCCGCTTGTAAACCGGGTATATATAGACATCAAGATACTCTTCCCCGCAATAATAGGCCGTTTCTCGGTATATGGTTACGTCTGGCATAAATGCGCAACTCCTTCCGTGGGCGTTAAGATACTATTCTCGTAGAACCCTGAATGGGGGCCATGGCCCCCGCTTGACTCGTTTTAGTTTCGCCGCCGATGCTCTTGTGTGGCGTCGGCGGCATTACTGCTACTTATGCTCCCGACATGCCCCGCTCCGCCCACACAGCAGCCCGCTCCTCGGCAGATGTGTGGGGTGGAGTGACAACATCCCTTTGGCAATCGCAACGCTCTCCGGGGTCGTTGTTGGCCCCGCAAGATGCGCATGGGTTTGGACATGTGGTGTATCGTCTCATCGTCCTGTCTCGCTCCTTCCTTGATTTTAGTGTTTTTTCCTTCGTTTAATCGGCTCCCAGACGGTGCAATTTTCAACCAAGCAAGGTCGCCGCCGGCCTCTTATACTCATGTAGTCGCAGAAAACTATGTCACCGTCTCTAATCACGCCGTGATATCGGCATGTCTTGCATTTATTTTTGGGCTTGTCCGTCTTCGTTTTGCTCACTACATTCGCTCCCTCCAAATGACTGCCACGCTTTCACCATACGGCTAAATTCTTCTACGCTCATCCCGGCCGCGCGCATCGCCGCAGACAAACGCCTAAGGCCCTCTGCGATACGTTCGACGCTAGGTATGACCCCAAGCCTCATAAGACGTTTCTTGTTTTTCTTTCGGACACGCATCTTCTTGGAATGCGAGGCCAGATGTTGTATTCTGCGGATGTTGCTCATGTCCCGCTCCGTTCATACGGCCTGATACTGCTTTAGCCGCTCTTCCAACCGAGCCATTTTCTCAAAAGCTATGGACTGGACACGGGTACTGCATAAAACGCCATCATAGATGAGCACCAACTGCGCCAGCATGATATAGACATCGGCAATCTCCTCTATGATTTGCTCTTTCATGACGTTGCTTTCCTCGAAGCTTTTCGCCCTGCGGTATTTGAGGATGGCTTTGGTAAGCTCCGACATTTCCTCAATCGCCATGTCTGTTTGCGATTTTTCGCCGAATGCAACAATCACTCTCGACAATAACTCCGTATCTAAAATCAATTCGTTCAGGTTCATTTTTTCATCTCCTACTCTTTGCCAACAAGGGCTGGTAACAGGAAGAACCATAGCGTTGCCAGATTTTCAGTTGTCATGATAGCAACGCTTATAGTAGCCCCCACGGCCAGCCACATTGCCGCATTGGCGAAATTTTTATCAGTCATAGGTATAGCCTCCTGAATTATTATCTCCCATCTAAAACCGCCTTTCTAATAAGTTCCCACTCTTCAGCGGTAGTGCCGTCACCCCACGCTTCCCACAGTACCCGATAGTACGGGAGGCGTTTCTCTGTCGTTAATTCTCCCCAACAGCGTTCACATAGGGGAAAACATGCTCTCTTGGGGCTATACGAGGTCTTATGCCCATTAGCAAACTTCCAAGCAGTTTTACAACGATAGCAATATCCATAGTGCGGGGCAAAAACTTTGCTTATGCGTCCGATTCTTGGCATCGGGTTCCCTCCAAAAATCTCTGCCCGCAAAACACGCAATTCAGCCCGCAATACTGCTGCAAAAGGGCTCCAAAAGTGCAACAAAGGAGCTTCTGGAATACAACACGCAACAACCTTGGTCAGCCCGGTGCTAAAGCCCTGCTGCACTTTTTCGAGCCCCTTCGCTGCATTTTCTACTTGACGAACACAGGTTATTGATGTCTATCATAGCATTCTCTCCATATACTTAAATTTGTCTAACAAACTTCTTGCCGAGCACGTCAAAACAACAAAGCGATAGCAAGAAACGGCGGTACGATTAAAAACAGAGGTAAAACGCAAGCCCACATCTCAATGAAGTGTTTCCTTTTATCAAAATCATTTTGCGTGAACTCAGCGATACCATATACCACACCCCATAGGACTAAACCGACAATTATTGAAATCATACCAACGGGCAACATCAACATTCTATCCATCTGCCTACACCCCTTCCGGCTGAATCCGCTCGAAAGTGTACACCCATATCCACGGATTGCCGATGACATACCACTTCAAGCCCTTATGTTCCCGAACCTCTCTTATATCTTCCCACGGATAGGACCACGGATAGGATTCATAGTGTGTTATCACCCCATTAGACTTGACGGGTTTTGGGGCGGCGTAGTGTTTGTTCCATAGCTTTTGAAAAGCACGGCGTTGTTCGTTGTTCCAACGCTCAGGCTCGCCGTTCCACCAATGTGGATTTATTCCTTCGTGCATCACGTCACGCCCCGAAATCTCCTGCAACCGCTCCGCCCGCACATCCGTCACCCGCAGGAATATCCGGGCGGCGTCACGGGGCATGTGGATGGAGGGACGCCACTTGCCGTCATACCATTCAACAGGTCTTCCTTCTTCATAATCAGATTCGTCCGCTTTGTAAGCAAACCTCTGCTCAACATGAAATTCCTCTCCTTTTCCGACGGCTTTTTCGTAGTATTTCCACGTCTCCCGCACCCATAGAACATCGCCGGGTTGGTAGGGTGATTTGTGCGCTTCGTCTCCATCGACGTTTGACGCCCCCCACCCGATAACAACAGGCTCATCAAAGACAAGGACAAAAATGCCATCTTTCATTTTGTGAACCTCGCCGCAGCTGTGCGGTGCCCATTCTAGCGTAGGCTGCGGCTTCATGACCCGCCGTGTCTGCGTCTTTCGCCCGTCGAGTATCGCCTGCACCATCGGTGTGCTGAATAGTATCGGTTTTTCAGACATCTCGCACCTCCTAAACACTTTTGTGGAATCTGTGCCGGCAAGAAGCAATAAGGCAGACGTATTCACCGGCACCGCAATAGTCCATTTCGCACTTACAAACAGGACATTGAACCTTTTGATTTGCATCCGCCAACATTGCATCAACATTTTCTTTTGTGTCAACCTTAATCTCGTCCATGCCACACCTTAGCGTCATCACTAAATCTTCCAGATAATCAATACATTCTGGCAATGAATCAGATTGAAATGAAAATGTATACATCTTTTATGCCTCCCCCGCAAACTGAGCCTCGTCGAATTTCCAGTACTTACAATCTAGTTTTTGCTTTGCGCTAAAAGCCGTTACGAGACGAGGATAATGCTCACAAATTCCCATAAGTGGGAACCGTTCGGCGGCAGCTCCTTTTTCTGGCGGTCGGATATTGGCGCAACATATGCAGTAGCCTCTCATTGCCCGCTCCAACGCCTCCGATTTTGTCTGTGCGTCTTTCAAGGCTTCCAATAGCTCTTCAACCACGCCCACTAACGCCGGGATATCTTGCCGAGCGTGGGCGATGAATTTCTCGTTTGCCTCTTGAATGGCGATTGCCTCGTCATCGCTCAGGCGTTGTCTTCCACCCGTTAAGTGTCCCCAGCCCCTAATCTGACATATCATCATCTGCTCAGGCCCAAAGACGTAACACCCGTTATCATCACCCATCCACGGCCCCGGCGTTGCAGCCTCGCACCGCTCTCTAATTTCGTTAAGCTTCCACGGTGTCATGCTATTTCCTCTCCTCATCGCCCAACGGT